TCACATCTTACGAAGCGGGGGATCGGCTTGAAGTGAACTTGCCACCGCTGTCACCAGCTCGTCCATCGACCACGGCTTTTCCAAGTACGTTGTAGAGGGCGGTACGATGGTAGGATCCAATGAGTATCCCGAGGTAAGAATCGTGGCAGTGTTAGGCCATCTCGCCTTCACCACCGCGATAAAATCCGAACCTTTGAGCTTGCCGGGCAAACCGTGATCTGCGATCACCAGTGGGTACGTGCGCGGCGTGCTGAGCATATGAATTAAAGCACCATCAGCGTTACCAAAGCTCTGCGAGCGCAAACCTATTTCGGACAAAATATCTATCATCAGGCCGCGAAGTATAGAGTCGTCCTCAACGACGATTACCGGCTCAGCCAGATGCCAAGATTTTTCGTAATCCTCATTCATGACATCGTTCCTGACTCGACCAATTCTGCTACAGATTGATGTGTGGAGCTTATTATAAGCCTCACTGAAGATTAGGTATTGTTGAGGTGAAATAAGTCCAAAGTCCGCTATTGGCCGGTAGCGGGCGCTTCCAAACGTCCGCTCATGGCCGAAAGCAGCCGCACCGCTACAGTTCGTCGCCTCACCCTCGCCCACCTTTCTCGCCTAGATTACTGTACGCGCATACAGTATTTGTACAGCGAACCCCGCAGCATGAATTTCGACCAGGCAAAAACCCTACGGCTCCAGCGATGGCGCGCGACTCTCGACGATCAGGACTTCCGTATGCAAAACCCAGAGGGACATCGGGAAACCCTCCACGAGATGGCAGCTACGCTTCGCGATGAGGGCCTGATCGACCAGCTTGAGCAATTCGACATGAACGAAATGGCAAACGCCGCGTACTGGCACGCCGTCGAGGAGCTGCAGAACTCGCCCGGGCACTACCGCGGCGCCTCTACCTATGATGTCGTTCAGATCGACAACGGGAATCTGCTGGGCACCATCAGCCGGTCAATCTTCAACTTCGAAAGCGATGAACCGCGCGGCGCTTCCTTCGCCTACGACGGCAAGGTCTATTCTGCTGCTGATGGTATGCGGCTGACTCTGAATCTTTCTCGGAAAATTGGGCGGATTTCAGGCTTGGTGCTGGAAATGAATGGCCGCCGATATCAGTTGGTAGAGACCGAACGAATGATCGCTGGCGTAACGCACCGACCACTATCCGATGTCGATGCTTACCGGGCGCTTATAGATGCAGCACAGGTCGCTCAGGAGGAGCGGGATCTACGGGCTTTTGAAAAAGTGCGACCTCACATTGAATCGGCAGCTTTCTGTATTTGCCCGGATTGTCTCGACAACTTTAGTGCGCGGGATGACTGCTCGACCTGCGCCGGAAAGGGGTTTGTGACAAAGCTAGCTCCTGCAGGTCCACGCTGAAGAAGCCGTGCTAGGAATTGGCGGCCTGACCAATAAAGCATTGATTAACTACGTGCCAGCGTTTTCAGGCGCTCCACCAGTGCGGCTTCGAAAATGATGTACAGCCTTTCAGCATCGCCGGCGCGCGGAGCCCCGCCGGTGTCCAGCCCAAGCACGAAGCCATCCGCTCGTGCTCCCGCCTTTACAGCGATGATCATCGAATCAGCTCGGACAATTTGCGCCAGCAGCCGATCCGCTTCTCTCTGCATCTTCTCGCTCAGCACTACGCCTTCCAATTCAGCCACCTATTACCTTCACTACGACATCCAATACATCACGGAAAGAACGACTGAAACCCAAATAATCGTCATCAAAATTGAGTAGCCCGCCAGTTGCTTGTCCATGTTCACCATTCATCCAGTCCGAGTCTAAATGATGGTTCACGGCTTGCGACCTCGCAAGAATGGCGCGGCGCCATCACTGCTGCAGACTCTTCACATACGCCTGGCAAGCCTGCAGCGCGATCAGTCCGCGGTCGCCGGTGTCGGTGATTGCGACAATTCTTTGAGCATGCGCCGGGTCAAGTCGGGCGCGTACGACTGCATGATCCACGCCGCCGGCGCCGGGGGCGGCAGGCACTGAACAGCCACCGGCTGAACCCGTGTCGAGGAGGACTGACAGCCGCAGATCAGAAGTGGCAAGGCGATCGCGCAGGCGATCTTGATTCTTTTGGGCATCAGTCATTTTCTCGAAGTGTGCTTGCTCGCTGGTCGCCAGCCTCTGCTCGAGCGCTCGGCGCTTATCCTGCTCGGCCTGCTGTGATGTAGCGGCAGCTTGGGTGAGTTGATTGAAGTCTTCAGTGTGCAACCGGGATTGCTCGGCCAACTGTTTGTCGTAGCGCCAGTCCTGAAGCTGCCAGGCGCTGCCGAAGCCGGCGAGAACCAACACCAGCACGCCTAACGCTTTCCAAGGAACGACCATCACGGCACATCCTTGAAGAAGACGTGCCCGCCCAGCTTGAGCGTCTGCTTGGCCTTCGCCGACCATGCCGGCGCCTTGATACTGGTGGCGTAGTAATGCGTGGCACCGCCGGTTGGATCCTGCACCTTTCCGTCGATTACCTGGTCAGCAACGATCCGGCATTGCGCCAGCTCACGAAACGGAATCTGCTTCACGCCGATCAGGAACTGATAGTTCGGGTCGGTCTTGTTCCAGCAACTCAACTGATAGGGCTTCTGGCAGACGCCGGCATAGCCCTCCCCCCACCACGAATTTGCCTTGCCGTCATTCACGCGGTTTTTGATCGTCCAGGCCACGGCAATCTGGCCGGCCGTCCCTTCACCGCGAGCCTCACCCCACAGCGTGCGGGCGAGGACGTCGCGGTCTTTCTCGGTTGCAGTCATCAATTTTCTCCAGGCAAAAAAATACCCGCTCGATGGCGGGCCGCGTAATGCAGGCTTGAATCACTTCATCAAACGGCGCCGAACTCCTCTGGCGCGGCGACGATTACCGGGGTAGGAGGCTCAGCCGGCCAAACCGGTACGGCATACCAACTCGGCTGCACAGTCACCTTGCCCAGCGCGAACTTGTACGTTTTCCACGCCTTCAGGTTGAGCACCAATGCAGCCTGTTCGGCTTCGTCCTCTGCGGTTGCCTCGCCGATATCGATGCCGAAACCGATCGTATCGATTCGGTCTTGAATGCGGCCGATCTGAGCGACGGCCTTCGCGTTTTTTAAGGAAAGTTCTGCTTTGGCGAAGGCCAACTGCTCCGCCTGCACGGCGGCGTCCTTCATGGCTTTGGTAATGAGTTTGGTCCAGTCGATACTCATGACTGCTCCTCGATGTTTTCCTGATCGTTGATGGCGGACAGCGGTTGCGGAAAAGCAATTTCACCGTCTGGAACATCTTCAATAGGCACAGGAAAGGCCTGCTCAGGGCTGAAGTTTCGCGGGATTGGGAAAAGCAGCGTCAGGATCAGCTCGTCATCTTGTTTCTCGACATCGGCCGGAAACCATGGGGAGTTGATCGCCTCGGCCGGCAATGTATCGCCATCCCCCATGGGCGAGAAATCGAACAGTTCTCCGTTGATGATCAATGAATCGCCCGATTTTGTGGCGACAATTTCCTGATCGCTGCGTATTGGTGACAGATGAATTTTCATTAGAACCACCGACCGTAAGCTATGCGATGAAGCGTCAATGACAGTGAGGAAACTTGCACCTGGCTGAAGGGGTAAACAGCAGACCAGAGCGAGCTTGTGCTGACCCCGGTAGTTGCCGCCCACACTTGGCCGGTACTTGGCTCAAAGTATTGATTGGTGGCCGGAACACCGACGAATGCAGCGGGATAGACCTGTGACGGTGCCGGGGAACCATTGAACACCGCGCCAGCGACCGCAAGGATGCTGGTAGATGCGTAAACGGTCGACGAGCGACAGATCATCGTGCCGTCTGCGAACTTTGTGAATGTGCCGTTGGCTGTCGTACCCGGCTCAATAATCGAGCCTGTTGGCACGCCTGAAGACTGGCTTACCGTGCCTACGATATCCGCGAGCGCCGCCTTTTTAAGGCCAAGGGCGGTGCGCGCATCCACCACCGTCGCGGCACCAGTTCCGCCCTGCGCGATCGATACGGTTTTGTTCGTTCCGGACAGGTCGGCTTTTGTTGCCTGGAGCTTGCCGAGCGCCAGAAGAATGCTGTCCGTCGAAGCAACCGCTCCTGGCGTTACCACATCGATCCCGCTCAGGGTAATCGCCCGAACACCTGAGGCGGTCATGTACTTGTTGGTCGACCCCTCGGGAAGGCCATCTGTGTTGGTCAGGTTGAGAGCCGCGCGAACCCCGGCAGTCGTTGGTGTTTGACCGAGAACAGCCAGCACGCCACCAAACTGGTTAACGAGAGACCGCAGAGCGTCGGCCGAATCTTTGACGTAGCCCTGCATCGGTGCCAGTGCATATGCACCGCTCGCATTGGTTGCGCCTTGATAGATCGGTGCGATTGACAGAGCGGCATCGCTGGCAATGTTGGTCACCTCGTACCAGCCGCCGTCCGGGCCACGGAAAGCATCACCGACGCGGGCGTTAGCAATGAATGCCGTGCCGGTACCGATGACCGCGTTGGAATTTTGGGTGACAGAAACCGTTCCTGATTTGTACCAGGGCATGGCAACTTCCTATTCAGATTTCGTTTAAACAGCGAGTTTTGCGAATACCGCCGGGAGGAAAAAGGCGATCGGGTTTGCTGCTGCGACAGTGATTGCGTAGAGCGTGTTGTTGGGAAAATCCCACCAACAATAAAGGTCGCGCGGGATCCCGCTGCCGGACGTCATGGGCATGCCGAAGCTGTTCAGCAGCATGAATTCGTTCTGCGGGAAGTTGAACGGCACTGTGTAATAGATCCGCGTCAAGCCTTGGTCAGTCTTGTCATCCCTGACGTAAGTCCAGTTTTGGAACGACCGAGTGAAGGTTGCACAGGACGTCCCCGAATCGAATAGCAGCGTTCCGGAGCCATCCCATAACCTCATGCCGTACTGGGCCACCGGTTGCGCCCCAAACGCGGCAACGAAGTACTTTCCATTCGGCGGCGCCGTTGTCGCGTTGTAGGCTCTGACGTAAAAGCCGGTCCAATTGCCGGCAGAACCGATCAGGCGCATTTGGCAAAGACCTGCTACGCCTCCCACCGTATCGGGACGAACAAACACCAGTGGCGGCTCTTGCGAAGTCACCGGTCTGGCGAAATAAGTCGTTGAGCCCATCCCCGAATCCTCTCCTGTGGGAGCGAATCGGCCGGATGAGATCACCATCAAACGAGCGAACTCAGAATCGAGGGTTACGACATTGTTGTTATTGATGAACTGAACGCCATACGTCATCAGCTCCACCTCATCACAATCAGCCGCATGGTTCCGGACGAGGTAGTGCTCGCCGCAAAGGTACGCGTGTGGTTATAGACGCGAGCGACACCGTCTAGCATTTCGGTTTCAAACTGCATTTGAGAAGCGCTGTATGCACCAGTCGGAACCACAATAGCGGTACCATTTCCGGGACCTACGCCAGGTACTGCAAAATCCTGACTTCCCTTCGACGCCCCTAACGCGAAAGTCACAAGTGTTGAAAGCGCGACGCGGATCGTGAACGAGTTCTCGTCGATCTGAAGCGCACCGTCGGCGCCCCAGATCCTCATTCCATAATTACTCATGCGGCCAAGTTCCCCCATTGATAGCGCTTGACGCCGTTTTCATCAAACACCTTGCCGCCGTTGTTGTTGATCGTCTGGCGCGCACCGCCGCCCAGCGGGCTATTGAGTTCAAAATTGCCAGCCTTATCGATTCGCCACCCTTGAACTCCGGCGATGTAGTTGTCCGACTGGATGAAGAACCCAATCTTGGCGTTTCCGATGGAAGCGTCCGCGATAAACGCCGAGTTCATGAACACTTGGCCACCCTGAACCGCAAACGGCACCGAGATGGCGCCACCGGCGATGGTATTAACGATGGCGAATCGATCAGCTGCGACCAGAAACTGGCTTTGCAGGCCGGCGCCGGTATTTTCAATTCCAAGACCGATGCCGGCAGCGACGTACTGCCCGTTTGCAGTGATCTGCATCTTCACCGACCACATAGTGGTCAGCTTCCCATTGGTATCGGCGAACGCTGTCGAGGTTTCCTGAATGGCGGCGGTGTTCTCGCCGACTTTCACGTTCACCTGAGTGATCGCCTGCGCAGTGGCTTCCTTGTCCGTCGCTACCGTCTGACGCAGATCAGTGACATTGGCTTCGTTTTCACCAACTTTTACGTCGAGCGTTGTTATCTTCTGCGCGCTGGCGAGATTCTCCGAAGCTCTAACCTTTTCTTCCGTGGCAACCGCTGCAGTGGTGGACCAACCTTTCAGCGCATCCTCCAGTTCACCCTCCCCATCGTCATCACGGAAAGAGGCCCGCAGCGCCTGAAAGGCAGTTGACTGCGCCGTCACCGCGCCGTCGAGTTCGATGATCTCGGCAGTGTTGGTAGCCACCTGCTGCGCCAGGCCATTTGCGGTTTCTACCGTCTGCCCAACGTCGAGCCAGTAAGCGGGATTCGGCGGAGGCGTTTCTTTGGGTACTGGCCCGGTGGCTTGGTAGATCCGCTTGCCGACGACCACAAGGTCGTATTCCTCGTAGATGTCGTCCGGGTTGTAAGTCTTTAGCCCGTCCAGTGCATCGATCTGCGCCTGAAGTCCGGGGATCTTGTCGATCTCGTCGAGGATGTCCTGCCCTAACTCGGTACGGCCGATCTCGCCCGCGATCATTTCCAGAATCGCGGCAGCGTCAGAACTCGATTGCCCCTGCACACCGATGCCGATCGGATACCAAGGCCCGATGTTGCCGATCTTGTCTACGATCCGTCCCCAGAAGTAGAACGTCACGCCGGCGCGCAGGCCGAGCATGGAGAAATCGCTCTGCGGGTAAGCCAGGTCGGTCAGTTTGGTCGCGGCTTCCAGCACGGTCGTCGGACCGTGCCAGATCTCCGTGCGCTGGCTGTCCTCTGCACCTGGTGGGAAACCCCACTTCAGATAGATGCCGAACAGCAGCGGCGTGGCTGTCAGGTAGCTGAGCGCCGGTGGCAGACCCTGTTTGCCTTTAAGATTAGTCAGGATCGAATTTCGCCAGATTGACGTGATGTCGAATGCGCTCACCGCGCGGACACGGGCCACATAGGCGCCAGCGTAGATCCCGACCACGTCGACGTTGGTCATGCCGGTGCGCTGCAGCTTGATCCAGTTGCCGCTATCCTTGCGCCATTCGATGTCATATCCGACAGCACCATCCACGGCGGGCCAACTGATGGTCATCGTGGCCACGGCCAATCCTTGTACGACCGCCGAAGTTGAAACAACCGTGACGCTCGCCGGGGCAGGAACGACTGTAATAGGAATCACGCTGATCGGGCGCTCTTCAAGCCGAGCGCCAGTGTCGATGTAGGCAAACTTGCTCGGGTCGTATTGCAGCGCGCTGATTTCGAAGTCGCCCTCGGTGGTGCGTTTGGTGCGCAACACGCGGTACAGCGGAATCGCGAGGTCATCGGCGTCGAGCGCCCATTGCAGTTGCGCGGTCGGCGGCTCGCTGTAGTTTGTGGTCACTGTCACAGCGCGCCCGTTGACGCTTTGCACCGTGCGGCCTTCGGCGCGCCCGCCCGGCAAGTTGATGATCAACCGGTCACCGGCCTTGGCCTGCGTATCACGGTCGAGCGTAACCACGCGGCCAGAGGCGACCGAGATACGCCCGCCCACCTCGCGCCCAGCCAGCAGCGAATCCGCCACCGGAATGATGTGTCCTGGCAGAGGGATTACGCCTTCCATGCCGGTCTTGAACGACACGGTGCGATCTTGGTTGTTGCTGAGGATCGCCCACTTACCGCGCCGCTGCGCCTCAGATGCGCGAGTGCAGCCAATGGCGCTCAGCTCGGTCGGACGGTCGCCATAGCGGCGTTGCAGTTCGAGGTCGGCAAACGGAATGACATCAGTGTCGTAGTTGTTCGCCGGGTTGTCGTAGCTGACCAATGCCCGGGTGTAACGGGTTTTAGCCGAAGCACTGCCGTAGGAGAACTTGCCGTCGATGACGTTCGCCCGAGTGAAGACGTAATCGAAGTCCTGCGCGCGCGGCATGTCCGCTTGCATCACCAGTTGCCCCTGCGCCCAGTAAGTCATGCCCCGATAGATGCCGGCGATATCGCGCAGCAATGACCAGGCGTCAGCCTTGCCCTGCAGGTTCATGTCGCAAAGAAAACGCGGCTCCAGTCCGCCCAACCCGTTCGGCACCATCTGGTCGCAATACTGGGCGATCCGGTAGAGCTCCCACTTGTCGACCATGAACGGCTTGATGCGCTTGCCTAGACCGAACATGTCGTTGGTGCACACGCCGTAGGTGATCCACGCCGGGTTATTGGTCCAGGCTGATTTCATCGAGCCGTCCCACGTTCCGGTGTAGGAGCGCAGGATCGGGTCGTAATTGCTCGGCACCATCCAGCGCCGCGCCTTGCACTTCACAGTCACAGCCGGAATGTTGGTGAACTGCTCGGCGTCGAATTCAATGTAGAGCAGCGCGGTGTTCGGGTAGCGAAGCTTGGCGTCGATCACTTCGGTGTAACCTGCCACCAGCATGGTGTCAGCGATCTTGTTGCTGTTCTGGTTCGGCGTCAGGCGGCGCACTCGGATCTGCCAGCCAGTGGTTGCTTCGGGCAGATCGATACGGCGCGAGCGCTCATAGCGAGTGGTGGTCTTGCCGTCGACCGCGTCCACCAGCACCTGCTGATAGGCGCCGCCATCGGTGGCCACGTCAATGGCGTAGTCGATGCGATACCCGCCGACGTTGCCTTCATCGTCAGCGCGCTGCAGGGCTGGCCATGCCAGACGCACGCGCACAGCCGAAAGCTGGGTGTTGGTGATGGAGCGCACCCACGCCGCATCGCTGCGCAGTTCGACATTCAGTGAAGTCTCGTTCTCCACGGAAGGGATGCCGGGGATGTACGTCTGGTTCACTGAGCCAGGGCGCCAATCCCACTTCACACCGGGGAAGTTGTAGTTGCCGCTGGCATCGCGGATCGGCGTGTTGTCCAGGTAGATGTCGTATTCGGTCGGCACCGCGTCGAACTCGCCCTCGCCCACGGCGATGAGCAGCTTTGCCAAGTTGGTCGAGCGCAGGCTGTCGCTGGCTTCGACTGGCGACTTCGGCTTGCTGCTGCCGCCCTTCTCGCCGTGGATATCGATCTGTTCTGCTGCGCCCATGCTTTCCTCCAGGCATAAAAAAACCGCCTCGCGGGCGGTTGGGGTTTTGCTGTACTGCTTACACTTTGTCTTCAGCCAGGATCGAGGCCGAGATGATCATCCCGCCCCACCGGCGTTCACCGATGCAGATCGGCACCGGGTTTCCGCTGGCGGTGGTGTTCTTGGCGCTGCCGAAGGCATAGGACGGGGAGTTTTCGGGGGATGCGCTTTGCTTCAGGCCTGAGGCTTGGGGGCTCAGCATTTGAATCACACCGCCCGCGACCAAGCCAATACCCGCGCCGATCAGCGGCGCCCCGAAGGGAGTTGTCGATAAAAACGTACCCGCAACAATCAGAACCGCACCGACAATGGTTTGAATCAACCCGGCTTTCTTGCTTCCGTGAATGACCGGCACGATTCGAATGTCAGTCGCCCCACCCAAGCCAAATTCCGTCTCGCCAACGTTCCTTCGATTGCGAAACACCGCGAAGCGCATACCCAGCCGATCAAGGCGCTGTATCTCCTCCTTGAATCCTTCAAGCGTCGCCTGCAACGCTCGGAATGCCTCCCAGGTCTGGCCAGAATCCAAGACTCGACGATGAACTCTGCCAAACTTGGCCGCCAGAGACCCGGATAGCTTGATCGTGGTCATCGGCTGATAGTGAGCGGCGATCGACTGCATAACTTTCTCCAGGCATAAAAAAACCGCCCGAAGGCGGCTGATTGCAAATTCACTTACTGGTAATCGACGTAAGGGCCAATGATAAAGCCGCTCATGTCTCCACTGATTCGGTAGAGGCTTTCTTTGCCACTCTGCACATTGGCAGAGATCGTACGGATGGCTGCCCCGCCACAGAGCCCAGAGCCGGCAAGGCCTGCTCCGATACTTGGGTTGCCCGGCGGCAGGTAAAAGGAAGCGCGCTGTCCGGTTCCGATCTTTGCCGCCTTCCGGCCATCGACGTAAACCACGATGTCACAACCAGACCCAACCATTCCCGAGTCCCGGACGACCGTCACCTTGCCGCTTTCGCCGCCCGGCTTATTTTGAAAGGCGTACAGCTCATCACGCGGCACCGGATCAGCCTGGCTAACCGGAATTGCAGAAGAGGCACACCCCGCCAACAGCGCTACCGCCAGCGCTCCTACGATCAGTTTCATGCAGGTCACTCCTGTGAAAATTGATGCGATATATCACTTGGGCAAAAATGCCCAACTTGTGCTGGGCTCCTAGCGATTCAGGATCATCAATTCACCAGCGAATGAATTAACGGCGCAGCCGTCGCCAGTACATTACCAGCGGCGCCTTCCAACACCCGCTGAATACTCAATGCTGTTTCCTTGATGATTGACGCTTTTGGTCGGGGGGACTCTGCTTGTGCCTCAAGAGTCTTGAGCTCTGCCGCGAGTTCAGCAGCTGAGCTCCCCTGAACCTCTTGGCGCTGAAGCGTCTCTTGAAGTAAAACTATCAACGAGTTAAGAGCCTCGGAGGGATTACCCTGCACCATTTCTTGACTTGAGCCATTAGAACCTATCTGGATTTGAGATCCTGTCACATTGCCGAAATGATAGTGCTGCGCTGCCACAATATTTCGCTCCTCAATCGTAAAAGACAACCCTTCACCCAGCACGCCCTTCGATTCCAAATCCAGCGCCCACTGCAAAATGCGGCTACGCACCTGCTCGATCAGTCCGAAGAGCTGGGTTACCTGGGCTTCGACCGCCGGCCGGGTTTGGGGAGACATGCCGCTCCTGAGGGTTGCCTCTAACTTAGGCGGAAAGAACAACAACACAGAACCACCCTCAGCTACCAAGCGTTCAAGTTCAGGAATGGAAATGAAGATTGGCCGCTGAGAAAACATAGCATTCATAGCTGGATCGCGAACTTCAAGTGGCATCCACCCTCCAAGCTCGCTTTCACAAACCGGTACGCCTCGAACCTTTCGGTAGTCAGGTACGGGGCCAGCGTAACCGCTTAGCTCAGAGTTCAACCAACTGACTAGATCAGGAAGGTTGAGTCTGCTCGCGGTCACCAGCGCTTGACGTAACAGACTTGCAACGGGCGTATCAGCTCTCATTGCATTGTTGACCAATTCCGTAACAAGAGCGGGCACTGAATGCCTCCTTAACTCACAAATTACATGGCGTACGAATTTCCGATTCGGCCATTTTGTATGTCTTTAGTCAATGGTAACTCTGGCGGCACCTGCGTTATTTCGCTGTATCGCATTCCAATTCCTGAGAATTAGCCGGGTTCGATCTAGCCACGGCCCGCCGAAGACGATGATCTCGCTCGGACGGCCGTACAGGTGGTGCAATAGGAATGGGCCGGGGCCGAAGGTTGCCGCTTCCTCACCAGGTAGTGCCGGATCGGCGCCGAGGAATATCCCGGCGTGGTTTGGGTAAACGGTGCGCCCCACTTCCATCACGATCATGTCGCCGCGCTGCGGCTGGTCGACGCGGTAGAAGCCGGCGGACTCGTAGTTCGCCTCGTACAGGCTGGTGTTGTCCTTGCTCTCCCACCAGCCATCGGCGCGCTTGAAGGCCTCGAACTCCAGACCCCACTCGCGCTTGTACCAGTCGGCGCAGACCTGCCAGCAGTCCCAGGCACCGTGCACAAAAGGCCGTTTCAATAGCGGCACCTCGCCGGACGGTATGACCGTTCGAAGATCGCCCTCGGGCCAGCTCAGGATGTGCCAAGGCAATGCGGTCGCTTCGCACATGGCGAGGTCACGTGGTGACGGCCTGCTGGTAGCGTCTGGATGCGAATGAACCACGCCGATCACTTCGCCAACGTCTTCGGCCGCCGCGTACTCCTCCGGGTCGATTCGAAACTCTTCGTTGGGCTCGGTAGAGACGTTGGTGCAGGGAAAGTATTGTTGCTTGCGCCCGATCGCCAGCAACAGCCCGCAGCACTCTTTCGGGTACTCGGCTGCCGCGTGCGCCTGGATCGCGTTCAAGATGTGCTTTCGCATGTCAGCTCCGCGCGATCAGGGAAACAGCCGGGAAGCCACCGTGTGGCAATGGATTGTTCTCACCGAAGCGAGGCATACAGCCCTTGCCCAGCGTGGCATCGCACTCGTCCAGTTCAGGGTTGTCGGTAACGACGCCATCCTTCGTAACGTACGGGCCGGTGTAGCCGCAGTTCGGTCCGCGATAACCGCCGGTGAGACACCAATGGCAAAGGGTTGTGGCCTGCCTCCCGATTGATTCATTACCCACATCGCCGGGGCTGGCCAACTCCCAGCTAACAGTCTCCCCGTCCTCGTTCATTTTCTGGTCGATGTACCAGACTTCGATCGTCTCTTGGGTCGGATCTGCCGTCGGATTGCCGACTGGAAAGTTCGTCGAGTCGAGGTAGGTGCCCAGGGTGTGTCGCATCGTCAGCTTGAACTCGAGCAGATCCTCGAACGCCAGACAGAGCGCAGTGATGCGCCCGTTGACGTTGCCAACCGAGAGCGTAGGGCGAACGGCAGTGCCGTCGCCGTTCGCCTCGATGCCGTCGATCTGCATGGGCCAGGCGCTGTACTCGTTGCCCTGCCAGTAGATAGCCTTCGCCGGCAGTTGGTCGGCATTGTCGCCGGCGGCGATCAGCTCGGCCGCCGTGTGCGGAATCGCGTGCCCGTGAAAGCGCAACACGTCCGCACCGTAGTCCGTACCGTCCAATTCAAAGAGCAGCACTTCGCTCCCAGGCTCAAGTATCTGGATGTCACTGATCAGCGGCATGATTGCCCCTTATGGATGGAATGCACGCTCGAACGTGGCGGTGAGTTTGAAAACGCCGCCGCCCACCGGGGTGGGCACGGGGTTCTTGCAGGTAAACAGGCCAAGCTGGCCCAAAGGCGTCGTCCAAAGGAAGGCTTTTGCGCCGGCGTGCCGGTCGAGGAACGCCATGATCTCCTGCACCTTGGCTTGGGAGCCGCTGTAGGTGATCGGGTAAGCGTCTTCCTTGTTGTTCGGCCCGTCGCCAACTTCCTGCTTGTAGCCGCCGCCAAACTGCGAGGTGCGCACCCGATAGGTAATCTCGGGCGAGTCACCATGCTGAGTCGGCCAAGTAAATTTTTCGATGGCCATCAGCCCCTCCCATTTGTAAGGCGCCAGATCGAGCCACCTGGTTGAAGCGCTCGGGCAATAGCGGTTTCCGCCTCAGCTTTCGCGGCTTGTTGAATGCCCTTGCCCAATTGCGATGTGTCTTCAGTGCTCGCTGCGCCCCCGTTGCCTGCGTTTTGCACTGACACTGCCACGGGGAAGTTGTAGGTGTTGCCGCCACCGGTACCGGACATTGCGGCAAGCCCTGGCCCGCCACCGAAAGTCAGAGGTGTGACGCTACCGCCACTCGCGCCAGTCATGAGGTAAGACCTGCCGCCCTGATTGAAAAGCTCAGGCCCCTTTTCGTTCACTTCGTAGAAAGTGTTCGGTTCGACACCACCACCAACAGCACGACCACCACCGAAAGACACGGATGCTGAGCTGGCATCAAACTGACTGCCAAAACTCTGAGCCCCGGCCTCCGCCCCGCCTGCCGTTGCAGACGCCGTCGCCCCGCCTCCTGTGAAGTAACTTGTAGCGGCCCCAACCAGACTGCTCAGCAATGCCGAACTGGCCTGCCGAGTGGCAATGCGCGCCATATCCGCCAGAATCGATTTGGTGAAGTCTGCGAACGACAGTTTCCCAGTCATGGCGAAATTGACGATCGCGTCTTCCATCGAACTGAAGGCGCTGGTGAACAAGCCCTTAGTCTGCCCCGCAACGTCCCGTGCGGAATCGAGGTAGTTCTGCCATGCCGAAGACGCTCCGGCACTCCAGTCACCCTGGGCTGCCGTCATCTCGTCGTAGTTGGCTTGAACCGTGTCGTGCAGGTCCTGTTGGGTTACGTTCAGTGCCGCCAGCTTCTGCGTGTACTCGTCGAGGTTCATGCCGCGCGAGCCATCGCCGTACTGGTTCGCCAGATCCAGCCTCTGCTGATTTAAGCGATCGTCGATGCCGTTCTGCTGGCTCATCAGATCGCGCTGACGATCACCCAGGCCGATGCCCGCCGCCGCACGCTGGCCCTGCTCACGCAGAGTTTTGACTTGTTGCTGCAACGCGCTGCTGTAGGTATTGACGGCATCGGCCTGCTTCTTTAGCCGACCTTCTTCGTTCTTCGCCAGCACGCTCAATTCGTTGTCAGCATCCTGCTGCACCTTGACCATGGCAGCCCGGGCGTCGGCGATTTTCTGGTCAAGCTGGATGCGCTGCGCGGCCGATGTACCTGCCTTGCTCTTAGCTGCTTCCAGTGCGGCGATCTCAGCCTCATACGCAGCAGTGACCTCGTCGCGCTCGTTGCCGATCATGGCTTCGCGAGCTTGCAGATAATCAGCCTGCGAGATTAGCCCAGCCTTTTGTGAAGCCTCCAAATCCTTTTGAGCATTTTTGTACTCGGCGAGCACGGCATTGAGCGCGTTTTTCGAGTCATTGAAACCAGATAGATCGACGCTGCCTGCCGCTGCCTTGGGGTCCTTTTTCTGCTCGTCAATCGCCTTGCGCAGCTTGTCGTAGGCTCCACCAGTGAACTTCTCCCCGTCGTAGAACACGCCATCAAGCAACGGAGATTTCTGGCCGGTCTTATCGGAGTTTTCATAAAGCGTCTTGAACTGATCGTTGAGCTTTTTGTAAGCATCCTCACGCTTCGCAAGCGGATTGAGGTTGTCCATCTGCTTATCCAGTTCCTTCTGGACAGCGATCAACTCCTTGTTTGCCCGAGTCTCTTCACCGGTGGCGGCAGCGTTGTTTTCGCTTGCCGACAAACGAGCCTTCAGCCCTGCAAGCCTAGCCTCCAGCGCCGGCGTCGAATCGTCGTTTTGTCCCTCGCCCAGCCCCAAAGAAGAGTTCAGCCAACTCAATCCGTTCGATAACGCGCCTGTGACACCGCCGCCCTTCCGGGTATCCAGCACGCGCTGGGTGATTTCGATCTGCTTGGCAAGATCTGGGAAAATCTCTGATCGGACTTCGGCGTAAGCGCCCTTGATGGCCACCTTAACCCGATCCCAATCGCGTTCGATATCGGACAGGGATTCGCGGTAATGCTTCAAGCGCTGCTGGGCCGACTGATTGAGATCTTCACTCAAGGTGTCCAGCGCTCGCTGATGGTCACCCTGATCATCAATCGCCTTGATCGTCTGGTACTGCTCGTAGGTAAGCAGCGCATACTGGTCGCTGATCTTCTCCGCTGCTTCTGTGGCGGTGTCTCCGGCATTCGCAAGCGACTTGGCGATGTCTCCAGCGCCCTTCCCTGTCACTTCACCTATTGCTGCGGCGGCCTGAGCCAGGTTCTGCATCTGGACGCCGCTGTTAGCGGCACCGGAAGCCAGGGCAATCACCGCCTCGCGAGCGCCCGCAAAGTTCTCAGTGATCGCCCCGGAGGTGTCAGCCATCACCTTGAGACTGGCAATGCTCTGCCCAGCATCGTTCGATCCGCCATTGATGGCGACGTTGAACTCGCGGGCCTGCTTCTGTGCGTCGAAGTAGGCATAGCCCAGAGCGCCAAGGACGCCAGCCAGCAAGCCTGCAGGAATCAGTGCTGCGGCCAAGCTCTTGGCGGACGCGCCCGCACCAGCGCCCAACTGAGCAACAGCCCGCGCACCACTACCCCAATCCCCAGACTGCAGGGCATTGGTCAACTGCATCACGTTTTCTTGCGCCTGGCGGGTGCCGAGCTTCAGCTTGTCGAATGCAGTTTCTGTCGCGGTCAGGCCGTCACGGTCTTTACCGATCTTCGCCAGCGCCTCACCGTAACGAGTCGCGTCGATCTGGCCGGCCTTGTGCAGATCGTTGAGCGCTTTCTCCTGCGCCTCCAGCTTTGCCAGCTTCGCAGTGACCGGGTCGATGCCGTTGACCGTACGCTTCAACGCTTCGATCTGACGGTTTTCAGCATCGATCAGCCGCTGCTTCTGAGCCATTTCCTTGGCTTCAGCTTTCTCGATCCGCTCATATGCCTTGCCAAGCCGATCCTGATAGGACTCCTGCTGCTCGATGGTGACGAGACCGCCCTTGCGAGCGCGCTCCAGCAAGCCTTCAGCCTGGATCAGTTGCTCCATGCTGCCGATGTTGCCGGACATCGCCTTGTCGAGCTGGCTGATGATTGCGATTTCACTAGCCGCGCTGGCACCGGCCTTGCGGCTGGCATCGACCTGGCGCTCTTTGGCGCCCGTGGCCTTGTCGATACCCTGAGCAACCTCGTTCTCGGCCTGACTGATCTTCTTGCCAGTGTTGGCCAGTCCTTCGCCCGACTTGCCGAGATCATCAATGGCTTTTTCAGCATCGACCGCCGAATCGACCAGCTTGTCGAGATCGTCAGCCGCCTTGGATGCCGACGAGGAGTTCACCTCAATGCCGAGGGACGCGAAGGTGGTGCTCATCTACTGTCCCTCTGTTCCGCCATCACCCGCAGGGCTTCGGCTTCCATGACGCGGATATCTGGAAAGACGTCGGCGACCTCCGACCGGGTAAGCCCGAGGAAGCCGGCGACATGGCGAATTGACGTGTAATCGAGTCCGGTAGCGCCGCACGCGCCTGTACGCCACTGAGTGCCCATGGCCTCGAAGACCTTGAAGGCTTGCCAAACATCAGGCCAGACCTCGCAGACTTCGTCGGGTATGTCACGAAGGGAAAGGCCGAAGGCGGCCAGCGATTCGGCTGACGGCCCCGGCTCGTACAGAATGCGGGAGACGCTTAGGAGTTTCCCAGGCGGGCGTTACTGAAGGCATCTGAATAGGCAGCCAGCACCGCACCCGGAGTGGCGGCGATGGAGCTGACCAGGATGCGCAGGTTTTCGTCGGTGAACTCTTCAGCGATATCCCAGCCGGCGACGATCGCCTTCAACTGCTCGACCTGCAGATCAATCAGCAAAGCCGTGAACTGCTCAATGCCGGCCTCTTCCGCTTGTTCTTTGAGGGCCTTATGACGCTCTCCCCACTCCGCGTAGAGTCCAGCCAGTTCGGTGCGATCGCGATATTTGAATTCGAACTCAACGCTGACCGGGTCATCACCCACCGTTGGCAGCATGACGACGTGGTTGAAGGTTGGATTCCGGGCGAGTGTGAACTTTGCCATGTGCCTTCCTTACGCCGAGGCGCTGTAACGGGTTGGTCGGCCGGTCAGCGCGATGCTGATGACGCGGGTCATCAGGTTGTTGCGCGACATGGTCGGGGTCGAAGTGATCGAGACGTAGCCGTTGTAGATGATCCGGCTGCCGCCTGGCAGGTTCAGGCGCAGAACGCGGGCCTGCTTGTCATCGTCCGCCGCTTCGCAGACATCGACGTAGGGCTGCGATGGATCGTCGGCGACCGTGATGGTGAGCGTGATCGGGTTCTTGGTGGTCGGCATCTGTCGGTCATCATCGTCAGCCAGGAAGCCGAACGTCAGAAACTGCTGGTCGCCGCCGCTCGACCCGAGCTCGGTGATTTTCGAGATCTCGGTGAAGGTCGTCACCTCGCGAGCGGTACCAACGCCCGAACCGGCCGGATATTGCTGAATGTTCGTGGTGTTCACGCCATCGAGTGCAAAGGTGCCGCTGGCAATCTCGCCGACTTGCACGGCGCGGCCGTCCAGGCGGGTCCAACCAGAGCTGAGAGCGATAATGTCGCCCTCGGCCAGTCCGTGCGCTGCCGCGGTCACCACTGCCGGGTTCGCATTGGTAAGGGCGGTGAATGGGATTGCTGCGCCATAGGCGGAAGCAATTTCGAACGTTGCGCCGTTGGGCATTTGAATGCCGGCCATGGGGTTTTCCTCTCTTCAGAAATGACAAAACCCGCTCAATGGCGGGTTCTGGGTTTGCCCAATGGGCGGATTAGTTGGTGTCGGCGCGGTATGCGAACGAAACCGGAACGGTGTAGGTCGTGTCGTCTGGGATACCCGGCCCTTGATCGACTGGCGTCATGGTCACCACGGTCAGTGCATTCTTCGTGATTCGCTCGTACAGCGGAAACAGCGCGGCGATCTGGTCAGCCAGCGCGCCCGCCGCGCCGCGATACTTCCCTGCTGGTGTCACGATGCTGATCTGAAACACCCCCGTGAACAGCTTGTGATCACCGCCGAGGGTGTTGCTTGCGGTGTCGCCCGGCAGAGTGAAAGCTCGCAGGTAGGTGACGCCAGTTCCGGGTTCATAGGTCTCGTTTTCGACGACAATCTTGATGGGCACCGGCAGCGCTTTCGCCCAGGCGATCAGTCTGGCCTCGTAGATCGAAGCGATGATGTTGTGGCTCATACCTGGTTGTTCCTGATGGCTTCGTCGACGATCTGCTGGAACCGTGCGAGCGTGATGCGCACCATGCCGCCCGGTGCCTGCTTGGAATGGCCGTACTCGAGTGGCGCCGCATATGGCAGGTTGTTCACGATGTACGCCGTTTGCCCTATCGTCAGTTGCTCGACCTGAAGCCTGAGCTTCGCCAGCGTGACGCCGCCAGACGGGTCGATCTGATCAAGCACGCCCTCAGCCGGCGAATCGATCGAGAACTGCCAGTTCCCGCGGAACCGGCCGCCGACGTAATCCTTGCCGGCAACCAGTCCATTCACGTTGAAGTTTTGATCGCGCTCGGTCTTCGTCAGCGGCTTGGCGTACTTCACGCCGCGCTTCAGTTTGCCGGCCTTGGTGAAGTTGCTGTCATCGAGATTGGTGAGGGTGTTGCGCACGGCAACCTTGAAATCGTAGTCGTCGGCGGCGCGGGTGTTGGTTGCGCGATGCGCCACGTTCGCGGCCCAGATCTCGGGATTGCCCACCGGCGACATCCGAATAACGCTGCTGCCGATCTCGATCACGATTTCTCGGAAGGTGGCGTCCAGCCCTGCCTGAGCCTGCTCGGCGAACTGACGGATGTTCTCGGCGAAACTGCCGTTGAGGCCTGAGTATTTGCTCATGACCGCACCTGCAGCTCAAACAGTATCGGCGTGCCGGCGGGATTGATCTCCTTGAGCGGCGGGACGATTGACCAGGTGCGGCCCTGAGCGACCACTTTGTCGAGCAAGCCAGGTACCCAGGACAAGCCCTGCGCGGCGATCTTCAGTTTCTTGTCGCCCTGCTTGATGAGGCTGTTGTTCTGGAATTCCTGACCGGTGAAGTCGAGCAGGATGCCCTGAGCGGTCTGCTCGATGGTGGCGCCCGGTGAATCGCCACCGGTCTCAGGGTCGTACTCGCCCGGCTCCGTCTTGGTGAGGGTCACGGGTTGGCCAAACTCTGTGATCATCTCCAGAGCCATCACGGCCATTTCGTCGTAGAAGGCCATGGTGGCTCCAGATGTGAAAAGCCCAGCGCGATGGCTGGGCTCCGTTTATTTCTTCTTACCAGTAATGAAGTCGTTTGCGGCGGTGAGTCGCTTATTGCGCTCTGCGAGCAGACCGTCCGCAAGGTCAGCTGCGACAGTTACTGCTTGCTCAGCGTGAGTGCCTTTTTGAATGGTTGCGGTTAATGCCGCAGCAGCATATTGGTCCCAAGCCGACAAGTCATTGGCAAACAACATTCTTACGTCTGACATCTTGCACATCCTTATTTAGTGAAGGCACAAAGCTACCACTAAGCTCTCACAGCGAACAACCCACGTCTTTGCAGGTAGTCAGCAAATTGCGTAGCACTCGGTCGATCTGGCGCCGCCGGCAACAGTCGGCCACTGGTGTTCGGGATCGTCGAGTACTCGCGAGTTACCGCGCCCTCGACACGCTCAAGAGTTACCGCGCCTTTGCGCTTCTCGATCGGGTCGATATCGTCGGTGTGGATCTCGGCAGCCAGCGCCATTTGACCGTACTGGATTCGCGCCGGCAGGTAGTTGTCAGGCTTTATCTCGTAGTCCAACTCAACGCCGCGGCGTGGCCAGGACAGGGCCTGTTCGCTTTTGGACTTTCGCCCTTTCCACGTCATGCCATCCATTGCCAGCGCGGCCCGGCGCAGCAGCGCTTCCTGTGCTGGTACATCTGCTGGGATGACCACGCCGAACTTCACGGCGTACATGGCCAAGTCCTCGGCGGATGCGTAGCTTTCGGCGTCAGGCTTACTGGTACCGTCCTCAATGATGAGAGTCATGAATCAGCTCGCTGTGATGTTTTGGATCGGATGCCACGTCACCGGGCACCCGGACTGTTACGCCTGCTGCAGATCAGCTACTGCCTTTTCCAGCGATTCTACCGAAGCATTTGCCCGATACGTCACGTTGGCAGCGTCGAGTTGCGCTTTGAGACTTGCGATCTTCTCAGCATTGTCGACCGGCTCTGCTGCCGCCTTGAGACGTTCGACTTCAGCGCGGAGCGATTCAACCTCGCCCGCCAGACCATCGCGTTCGCCCTCGATAGTGACGACACCTTCGTGAATGGCCTTGAGTGCATCGAACAAGCGGATTGGCAGTTCGCCGGCGCCAGGGTGTTCCAGTTCAGTCAGGCCTTCGGCGGCGTCGATCAGCAACACGATGCCGTCACGCTCAGCGCGGAGCATGTCGTTGTCCTGCTCCAGGCTTGCGATGGTGTCGGCACGATCCGAATTAACCGATTCGCTGATCAAAGGCTTCAACACCGAGACTTCGACGCCCTGCGCCTCATAGGCGTCGACCACCTTCGGCCAGTCGCCAATCACGACCGCATGGGTCACACCCGCTTCAGGCCGATCAAAGTGCGCTGGATTGCGGTAACGCTTTTCCGGATCGAAGTCCGAGTTCTGAGTGGAGTAAACCAGTTCCATAAAATTCTCCGTAGCGGCCATCGCTGGCCGCTGTCAGGGCCAGTATCAGCCGCCGGCTGGTGGCGTGGTGGTCAGGGTGATCAGCACACCAGCAGTCACCTTATTGCTGTTGGAGTGCTTGACCCAGTTCGCAGCCGAACCCACGGCGGCAAGCGTTGGGTTGGCGCCGCCAGCGGTTTCCTTCCAGCTGTAGCCGAGAACATCGATGTTGACGGTGCCTTCAGCGCGGTATCCGATGCCGAGGTTCTCTTCGTCGTTCACCGCGTACGAACGGAAACCAGGCGCCTGAGACTCAGTGATCACCACGGCATTTGGCAGCAGGCCGAAGATCACATCAGCCGGCGCGGTGTCGGTCACCAGCACTGGCTTGCCGAGAGTGCCCGGCAAGCCGCCGTAGATGACGACGCCCGCCTCTTCGTAGACCTTGTTTGCGATCGCCTCGTCGACAATGTCGAAGTAAGCACTGGAGTGCATGACCCACAGCGCGATACGACCGAACTTATCACCGAACTTGCGCATGCCGCGGGTCAGTGTCTTCTTGCCGTCGGTTTCAATGTTGGCCGAAACCACCATGTCAGCGTTGGAGCTGATCGAGGCGCGCAGTGCAGCAGTGGCGTACTGGATGAAACCTTCCAGAGTAGCGTCGGCAACGTCGGCGCCGATGATCTGCGAGAACTCGTCGACCGGACGACCGCGGCGTTTGAATGCCTCTTCGGTGGTCTGGTACGGACCGTACTTCCACGGTGCCTTGACCCCGACGGCCTCACCGGCGCCGATCTTCTTCGCGGTCACCTTGCCGGTGGAGTTGACGTCGCGGTGCTCCAGCGAGCCACCGATCTTGTAAAACGAGCGCTTGCGGAAGTCGCCTTCGATCAGTTCGTTGTCGAGAACGATCGCGCCGTTGGACGATGCGTTGAACACATCGAGGTTGTCCTGGACACGCTCCAGGTATGCGGTTTGCGCCTCATCGTTGTAGATGATCAGGTCGCTGTTCACAGTCGTTGCCATGGGTGAATCCCCTTACTTGGGCAATTGCAGATATGCGGTTTGGCCGTGCTTGCGCTGGTAGTCGCGCTTTTGCTCAGCAGTCATTTCGGAGCGCTTGAATGCAGCCTGGCCGCCACCCCCGCCCGGGGCTTGTGTACCTGAAGCCCTTGGCCACAGGTGCGGTGCGCTTTCGCGCAGGGATTCCGCCCATTCGAGCGGTGTCAGAGGGGTCTTGCCGTCTTTGCCGAGGATGACCTGGCCAGATTCATCAACGGCGACCGCTTCACCCTCTTCGTTCAGCGAGAACACGCCTTTGGCGCGCAGGATGATGTCGTCGGTTGCTTCCGGCAGTGCGCCGGCTTTCAAAGCCGCGCCGCGAACCGAATCTCCCAAGACCTTGCCCTGGAATTTGGCAGCAAACGCTTCAGCCTTCTCGGCACGTGCCGTGACGGCCTTCAACTGCTTGTCGTTGTCGGCACGCAGCCGCTCGGTGCGGCGATTGAAGACCTCATCCACCTTGCCCTCAGTCAGCAGCTTGGTTTCTTCGTCTTGGCCGGCCCGACTGAGCAGACCTTTGACGGCGTCGATATCGATGCCTTCGAATTGCGTCTCGAACTGGTTCAGCTTCGTGGTGGCGTCTTTCAGCTTGCCGTGAAGCTCGGAGTTTTTACCCTTCAACCCAGCAACAGAGGTCTCAACGGCAGTCGCGATAGCGGCCTTGATTGCCGGATTGTCCAGATCGATTTCGTTTTCTTCTGCCACGTTGATGCACCCTTGAGTTTGTGACGCCCGTTTCGCAGGCATAAAAAAACCCGCAAAAGCGGGTTATTCTGAAAAATAAAAAACCTAGTAAGTCAGAATTTCGATTAGTTGCAGTTCTTTCTTCCCGTATGGCGCCGACCACAATGAGGTAGAAGCGACGTCCAAGATCCAAAGCCACGGATTTGGATTGCTCACTGAGTTACTCTTACGACCGCTATTTACTTTCTTCGCGACAAACTCTACCCACTCATTAAAACTGTTTTCTCGAATATCGCAAATAACCCCGATTGTTTTAGATAAATCGCCTGCGCTCATAGCGTCCTTCAAGAGCAAAAGAGCACAATCGATCCTCGTATAGTTACTGCGATTTACTCTGCTAAAAACCGTAAACATCTCTAGACAATTCATCTTGGAGAAGAAACTTTTTCGCAAAGCGGGAGCACGTCTTATTAAAAATACAAAAAAGAGGAAATCGTCACGCCTATTTATATCGAAAGAACCATCGGATGTCAGCAATGCGAGTTGCTCATCAATTTCAGCAACAACAGCCGCATCAGAGAGCTCATACGAAAACTCAAGCGTTCCTTTCCTTTGTTTTCGGAAACGCGTGCATCTTTTTAAACATTCCGTAAGTGATTTCGTTGTTTTCCTAAGCATTCCTTTACCTTCGTCAGCCACATTTCAGGAGGGAAAGCTTAACTTATCGCATTACCAAGAGCATTTTTGACTTTATAAGCCAGCCGAGTGAAATGCTATAGGTTCTAGCTTTTTCATTTGCGCAAGTGAAAGTGGCGCGAAATTGCGATCAAGCTGTAGTTCTGCGAAACGCTCAATGCTCAATCCGCCCTCGCGCAACAGCTTTGCCCGTATCGGCCCGATTGCAACGTCTTGGAACGAAGCAGGCTGCTGCTGAAGCCAGTGGTAATAGTCGAGGCTTGCACTGACTTGCCCTGCTCCACCTGCACCCACCACCGCCCGCGTAGCGCCCTTGGCGAACATCTCGCTGAGTTTGGTCAGCAGGACGAACGTGGTGCGGCAATTCGGGTGAAACGGGGGCCGGGGACCGGAGTCGACCGGAAACCGTCGCTTATCCATTGATCGACACTGCTGGCTGGTCTTGCTATCAAGCGTGGCAACCATCTCGATCTCGGACACGATGTCCGTGTTGGCCTTAGCCACCTCCATGCGCGCCTGAGACGACACATGCTGAATTGCGGTGTGCACGACCGTGCTGGCATTGCGGTAGGTGGTCGCGAGAATGCCATCCTTGTAGCCGGTCGACTTCGTGCCGCGGATGTTGCGGATGATCTGGAAGTTCGTTTGTCCTTCGAAGAAGCCCTGCCGGATCGTGCCGGTGACCCGCTCGCGCTCGGCACTGGTCCAGCCCTTGATGAACGACTTCAGCAGCTTACCGCCGCCGGTGCCGCGCACACTGAGGGGATTGGTCAGCACCGCGGTGCGGATAGCCGCTGCCGTTGGCGCTACCACATTCAACGAAACACCCATCGGCGCCGACCGGGCCAGGCTCGACGCTTCAAACTCAGCCTCGTAGTTGGCGATGTCGATCAGGTCGAGATTCAGTTGCGCGCTGTAGCGGTCGAAGATGCCCAGTAACAGACTGTCGACCTCTTTCAGCAGCAATTCCAGCCGTTTGACGTTGTACTCGGTCAGATCCGACTGGGCGAGCCGATCGCGAATGGAGCGGTCGATCTCCTTCAGGAAGGGAGCGAACTTGCCGACCTCCCCTGCCTTCAGCTTTTCGAGGAAGACCGCGTGCCGAATCGTGGCGTCAAGGATTGCTTGGTTTGCCGCCATCTACTTTGTCCTCGTCGTCCAGGCCCAAGCCGTCGCCCTGCTCTGCCAACTCGCCATCGATCTGCTGGTCTGTGCGCTCAGGCGCGATCAGGCCAAGTTTGCGAAGGTAGGCACGCAAATCCGCTTTGGCGAATCCACCGTTCTGCCAGAGGCCGACCAGTGCGGTGATCATTTGCGGATCAGCCGTCAGTTCTACGAATTCCTGGTTGATCTGATAGGCGACCTTCGCGTCGTCGACGCCCATGTAGGTGCAGCACCACATGATCGCCCGGGTATAGGCCTCACTGACGTTGGCAACGCAGCCGGCGAGCACCGACGTCGATGCGGACTGATCGCCGCGTGCTTCGGTCGCTGTCTTGGACGATAGAGATGCCACGACCATACGGGCGCCCAGCTCGATCATCATCTGGTTCTTGTCAGCCATGGCCTCCTTCACTAGCGTGTTCGGCAGTGGCTGGGCGTACCCGAACTGGCCACCGGCCGGCAGCATCATCGGGGCACGTGAGCCGACGTAAACGCCGTTCTTCTCCATCCAGTCGCGCCACTGTTCGTCCAGACCGGAAATCCATGGCTGTGCCTGGCCGCACCAGAAGACGCTGTCTTCGTAGTCGGCACTGTTCCGGTAATGACCCAGATTGATCATGGCGATGTCGTAGAGCGGCGACTCGTCAATGCTCGGATCGTTGTTCTGCGCACCGACGAAGGTGAATGGGATCTCCTTCAGGCGGCCAGCGCCGCCGGTGGGCCTGAACTCCTGAACAACGGCCAGCGGCCCGCCACCTTTCGGCCCGGACCTGCGCCAAACACGACAAACAAAACCATCATCCTCGAGCGCAAGCTCTCGGTATTGCTCGACCACCTTGAAACCAAATCCATCTTCGATCTCCGGCGACTCGCGCAGCACCACCAGGGTCAGTACGCTGTGACCGTTCACCATGCCCGTGCGCCAGTTGATGATGTCCTCTGCGCAGTACGACAGGATCACGGAGTGGCCACCAGTTCCGGCATCTTGATGGTAATCGACGTACAGACCATGCCGTCCAGCCTCAAGCACCTTTTCGAGCGTGCCCTGCGAATGCTGGTAAATGCTCACGCCTGACCCATTGGCATTGTCTTGCAGGTACTCCATCTTCTTCGCAACGACCAACGTCGGGTCTTTGTGAAACGCCAAACCAAGCAAACCGTTTCGCGTATGACCAGTGGCGTTCTTGAACACCGCCCGTTCTCGATAGGCCTTGTTGCGATCAACGTTCTCCGGCGACTTATCGTGAGCGTTGATGTAAGGCAGTCGGTCGACAACCCGGTGCTGTCCCGCGCAAACGTCGCGAACCGTTGACCAGCGATCCAATACTTCGATGTAGTCCGCCCGCTTGAAGGAAACGTCGTTGCTCATCGGGCGTATCCCATTTTGATAGCGGTGACCGGTTTGATGATCGGGTACTCGCGGTGAATGAAGTAACCGCCGCCGTCGTTGGCGTGGTCGTTGCCTTGGCTCTTGTCCGGCTCGCCGTTCGGCGCCCAGATCTGCTGTTCCAGGCCATCGGCGTAGGTCGGGCATGTAAACGGGTTCACCAGGTACCGCCGTTCGCCCTGCGCGTTGCAGAACATGGCGTTCATGGCGTTGATCCGATCCTTCACCGGCGGGTTGGCCGCCGGCGCGATGACTGTGAAGCCCGCCTGCTTGAGCATGGCGATATCGGTGAGGCTGGCATTGACTGACTTGCGCGAGTCGCCAGAGGCGTCCGGGTAGATCCGGATCTCGCAGGTCTTCTTGTAGTCGTTGCCGGTGTGCTCCCAGTACCGCTCTTTGATGCGACGAATCATGTCCGGCGTGTCGTAGCCATCCATCAACTCGTCAACGGCGCGCGGCAGGCCCTGATCACGTTTGACGTGGGTGATTGCCGCCATCTTGCCGACGTTGAAGTCCATGCCGATGAACAACGGCTCACCGGGCTGCACAGTGTCGAAGCACTGGTTCAGCTTGCGGTCGTAGGCGTGGTAGATCGATCCGGATGTCAGGTTGACGAACTGGCCATTCAGGTACGCGCGAATCAGTTGCTCGGGGTACGACTCCATCAACGATGCGATGTAGTCGTCAGGCAGGTTCAGTTCGTTGTCGAAGGTGCTGGCCTGGATCAGCCCATACATTTCCTTCAGTGCCGGCTTGTCGCGCAACTGCTTCACGAACTGGAGAAAAACGAACTTGAAGCCTTCCGGCGTCGTGGTCACGTCCACGCCGTTTTTAAGCCCGGGCAGGTTGTAACGCATCCGGGCAATGATCTTGCGCCAAGCCTGCTGAGCCTTGATCGACGTCAGCACATCCAGTTCATCAACCAGAGCGTGACCGATCTTGAAGCCGACAATGGTTTGCGGCTTCTCCATCGACCGGCAAATCACAGTGCCGCGATACTGCCGGCCGCTGTAAATGTGAACCTCATGGTTCGCCTGGTTGATCTTGGTCTTTAGGCCCCAGTCGTAGGCCACCTCCTCCATCGTGGGATAGAAGATGTCGCGGATCTGCGGGTAAGTCGGTGCGAAGTAACCAGCGTTGACTCCCGGCCACTCCATGAAATGCTTGCTCAGTGCTGAGCATCCGACCCAGGTCTTTCCGGAGCCGAATCCAGCAACAAAGGCGCGAAACTTGTGGGGTAACAGAAGGAACTGCGACTGCGGAACATTAAGGCTCGGCATTCGACTTCCTCGCATCCACTACGTCGACCTGGATGCGCGTCGGGATTGCCGGCTCATCGTCAGGTTCATCCTTCCGATTTCGATTGACGTAGACGTCGCCGACTTCCTTGGCGGCCTGCTCGAGGATCTGCATGGCCAGGCCGATGTTCTTCATCGTTTCGGCCTTCTCCACAAACCGGTTCATCGCACGAAGGCGGAACGCTCGGTTCGCGATCGGGATTTCGGCTGTCTCCTCGCGGAAGCGCTTGCGGGTATCTTCAAACACCGCTTTCCACTTCACGCCAAGGTCACGGCCGGCATGCTTCGTTGGGTCGTACTGCTCGCACTGCTGGCGAGATACCTCAACGCCAAATGTTTCCTTGACCGCCTGCACTACCTGAGTCGGCGTATCAAAGCAGGCCAACGCCTGCACAATGAAGCGCTTCACCTCATCTTTCAGGGCTGCCATATGGGTTTATTCCGTCAAGGTCCTGTCAAGGATCAGGCCGACTTGAGCAGACAGGTTCCGCAGGCCCTCGATATGTTCAATTTCCCCACCTCAGCAGGATTGTTTGCAGCGTCCACCAACTCTTGAACTGCTGGGCTTGCACCGTAGCGACGGACAACACCGACGAACTCTTCAACGTCGTGTCCGCGCATCTCAAGCTTTGGCAAACCGTCTTGGGTGAACTTAGGTGCGCCGTACTGATCCTTCGCCTGAGCGATGTGATACAGCTCGTGCTCAACCAGAGCGCAGAAGTCGGCGTCAGAGCATTGGGAGCAGTAGTCGGCGGCCAGGGTGATGATGTAGGCCGGCACGTCGCCGAACCAATCCAGCATCTGCTGTTCCATCCGGGCTTTCTGCCAGCCACCAGCGCGGAATGCTACTTGCTCGGCTTGACCGACTACCGTGCGCCCCTTCTTCGTGAAGGCAGCAGACGCCCACATGACTCTCACGTCAGCATCGATCAGATGGGCATGGTCTTCGTTGTGGATGCTGCCGGTGTCGGCAAGGATTTCCGTTTGCAGCCAGTCCCAAACCTCTGGGGCAGGAGTTAGTCGGATGCCAAATTCGCAAAGACCGGACAAACCTAGCAGTGATGCTGATGGATGCGGTCTGCCCATTGTTTTTTCTCTCATAAAATCAGAGCAGCGAGCGTCATTTCAGGTGACCAATCTGGCCGCTCCCAGCTTGTAGACGTAGATCAGCAGAGAGTAGTGTTGCTCGTTTATGTCACGGGGAAAAAGAGTGAACAGCACTACAAAATGGATAATCAGTACGGTTGTAGGGGTTGTAGTTGGAAGTGGAGGCGGCGCATTTGCTTTCCTTCAATATTCGTCGCAGCAATCGCGAGAGATAGGTCGCATTGAGGCTGAGAACAGTTATTTGAGGGATCAAATCGCTCAACTCAAACAAGAAAAAGAAAAGCTCATCGTCGATTTGAAAGATTGGGACTCGGCGTACCGTAAAATTGGCATAGAGTTTTCGAATGCCAGATCAAGGCTAGCTGCTTTGCAAAACGATGAATGTGAAACTATCTGGCTCGAGGTCCTAAGCCTAGAAAACACTGCAAGTAGAGCCGATATCATGGAGTCTAGTTCGGAGCGCAAGCAGGAAATACAGAATCAGATTTCAGAAACTAAAAAAACCCATCAGGTTTGCCTTTCTTCCCGAAAATAAGCCTCGAAGCAGGAGTCTCACCAATGAGGGTCAGGTTTGAAGTACATATGGATAACGGCGTCAAAAACGGAAAATGGACAGGAAAGGTCGTGTACGCCGTTGTAGATATGCAAGATCGCAGTGCACCCAAAACCGTTCTTTCCCACGAAACCGAAGAGGCAGCCCGGCTACATTGTGAGCGCCTTAATAGTACCGTTAGCTAGGTGCCCAGCGAGCGACGCTAAAATGTCGTGACACAATTTGCACTCTCGCGAAAGGTGTCGCGATCTACCTGTTCTTTTGCGCGGCCGCGTATGCAGCCTCGCAAGCAAATCCCGCTATTCGGCTTCGATCAAGCGCTTCTGCCAGTCTTCCCGCTTCTTCGTCAGCGCTACTACGCAGGTCGGCGAGCAGAACGGTAAGGTCGGCTCTTGCCTGGCTTCCGCTGGCAACCTCGGCAGCACAAGACTTTCGCTTGGCGAGGAGGTCAGTGATTTGCTGCTGCAGGCTGCGAGCCCGGTTATCAGCAACAACAACGGCAGCCGACACATGCTCAGTCTTGGCTTTCGCATCATCGGAGACTCGGTTGATGTCATTGGTGATCTCGCGCTGAATGCGGAGCGTGTTGGTGAGCGAATCCACCCGGGCATTGGCAGTGTCGCGCTCGGCGGTGATGGCTGCTCGATCGTCCTTCACGCTATCGAGACGAAGCGATAGGTAACCCACAGCTGCGAGCGCTGCCAGCACTACCCACGCCCACGCCGGAACCAGCTTCAGCAACGCGTTCACGGGGTCTGCCGTTCTACGGCTTCGTTGACCTTCTCCGCTGCCTTGCTCGCGGTATCGGCGGCATGGACGGCTGAGTTCGAAGCTTCCTGCACTTTCACCGCTGCATCCTGCGTCTTCTCGGCAAGGCTGTTGAGGCGAACGTCGCGGCTGCCCAGCGCTGCATCGTAGGCTGCGCGAACTTCGGCGAGCTGCTTCGTCTGGTCACTGCTGGCTGACCACACTCCGGCTTGGTAGCCGAGGATCAGGCCGCCGGCCAGCAGCAGCGCTGCGATCACCCATACCTCTGCCCGACGCCACCAGCGGCGAGCAATGAATTCCACAGCGCATCTGTCCATCAGTTGATGCCTCCCAGCTTGGTACGCAGGCGGGCGATCTCTTCGCTCTGCGAGGTAACCGTGGCGGTGAGTTGTGCGACTTGGCTGGTAAGGGCTTCGATCTTCCCCTCCATCCGCCCAACTGCTGCGGCAAGCTCGTTGCGCTCTTTGGCGAACTGGTCAGCGCGGGCTTCGGCTTCCTTTCGCGCAACACGCTCGGAGTCCAGCAACTCATTCAGCCGGCGAAGCGTGAAAATGTCGGCGTTATCCATCGCCCTGCCAGCAGCATCCTTTGAGAGAAATTTACGCAGCCAAAGGAAGGCGGCCAGCAGCACGGTTCCGGTACCGCCCAGCCAGGTAGCTGTGCCCGGGCCGAGGTCGGTAGGATCCATAGTTACTCCAGAAAAAGGCACGCTATAACATGCGTTTCTATGAGATTGGTTAACTGAAAAACCAAGTGTCACACGATTGAGGCATAATCAAAATTCAACAAACTAACAAATGGATTCGCTAGTGAAGTCGACATACAAACGAGTTATTACCTACCACTGCATGGGCGCCATCTACTATCAAGGGCTGGCATTCGGCGAGGCCGGAAGACATTTGATCGAGTCTGGCCAAAGCAATTTATTTGTGCCGGGCATGATTAATATTTGCCTAGCGACAGAAATATTTCTCAAATCAATCAACGCAACAATGACTTACATACTCGACGAGGAGGAAGCGCAACCAGGCGGGGTAGCGTTATCGATTGGCCGTGACGACACTCTAAAAATCGCACCAGGGGGACAAGGTCACCACCTGAGCAAACTTTTCGAAAAATTGCCAGAAGACGCACGTGAGTCAATAGGTGAATTTGCGAAAAGCGAAGGATATTTAGGTGATATTGGAGATGGCTTGCGTAAGTACGACAGAGTTTTTGTGGAGTGGCGTTACATCTACGAAAAAAACGACCCAGGTGTACTGGGAACTCATCCGCTACTCCAAATCTGCAATGCAATTAACGCCTACTGCATGAGCAAGGTCGACCAGATGATAGGTGGGGTGGACGAAGAATACGACGACTCGGCAGACCACACGAAAGGATAAAAAACCAAACACACAAAACCCGGCTCGGTGGCCGGGTTTTAAAGTAGCTTCCGTGCACTTAGCGTTACTTGCGCACTATGGAAAAAGTACGCGCAAAACCCCTTCATGTCAATATGATTATGCCGCCTCTTGATCATTTTCCGCGTGGATCAACTGCCATAATGGTTGCTGAGCCTGAGTATCCACTTCCTTTATGACTTCTTTCAGGGACTCCCACAGGTCGAGCCAGTCGCGCGTCCAGTTCTTTGGGTCAATGGTTACGCCAAAGAAAGTGTTCATCTCGCCGGCTACCCGTGCCGGGCCCCACTCGGCAGATCCGGCCACTTCCCCCTTATACGACTGCAGGGCCAGGGTAACCAAGTACTGCGCCTTTACGCGCTTGACGGAAGTCAGGTCAGGCAGCGCCGCTTTGGCGGTGACCAGCAGCACCGCATTCAGTAGGTGCCGCATATTCATAGCAGGGTGGTACAGGTAGTGACCGAACTGCTGCACCTGGAATGGCAGCGTGTCGATGGCCCGCAGCACCTTGCCGATCGTGGCCAGGTGCGCGGCGCGGGCGGTGGACCGACCTACCGGCGTGCGCCGCGTCTCACTGATGCTGATCCTCTGGCGAACGATCTCGATGCGCTCTTCCTTGTCCTCGCCCAGCGCCGCAAACACCGCTTCATGCCGGCGCATCCGGGCGCCTTTCTTCACCGGCGCCGATGCACCACGCTCAATGGCTACAGCGCTGATCGACGCGTTCGATTCGTGCTGAGCCTCAGTCCATACCTGCCTTGCGTTGATCAGTTTCATGCTGCTTCCTTTTTCAGTTCTCTGGTCTTTGCCCGATATTCGGCCTTGATGGTTTTGATTTCTTCGACAGTGTGTTTGCAGACCGGGTGCGGCCCTTCCAGCCAATCGACCTTTTCCGGGCCGATCAGCTGCATAAGCGAAAGCCGGTAATTCACCAAATTGCCGGACAGATGCGTGTTGCATGGGGCGCATTGCTTCCACACGTTGAGCGGTTCGAATCGCAGCTCGGGGTTCGCTCCCACAGAGCGATAGTGCCCAGCGTGGTATTGGCCTTCATGGTGGCGACCGCAGCTCACGCAAGGGCGATCGGAATCACGCAGGCGGACCCACTCGTTGAACGCGGCCTGGGCTTCGCGCATGTGCTCCGCCCTGCTCTTCAGCTTCTCCTTGCGCACCTGGATCTCGCGGCGGTCGCGCTGGGCTATGGCCTTGCGGGCTTTGTCCTGATTCTTCGGCGCGTCGATCAATGCGCATGCCGGGCTGCAAACTGCCTGCCCCATCCGCGATGGGACGAATGAGGCCCTGCAAGTAGCGACGCGGCATTTCTTCGGCCTGGGCTGCTTCCGTTCAATCGTCATGCAGCCTCCTGGCTCAACAGATCATCGAAGTACACGCCCTGCTGAGAGAAGCGCGCGACGATGCGGTCGGTGTAGGCCACGCCCTGTGCTCGGTTGAACAGGCTGGTCACCGGGAAGCCGTCCGGGCCAAACAGCTTGCAGCCGCCCATCATGGCCAGCTTCGTCTCGTACGGAAGGTGGCGCATGACGCGGTACCACTCAGCCTGAAACCCGGCATCCTCGTTCAGCAGGATCTGCACGCCGACGTGCAACTTGCAGTACCGGCGAGCGTCGGCCTCGTCGCCGATCTGGGTCATCTCTGCGATGCGCTTGTACATCGCGAACCACAGCCGGTTTTGGTCGAGCGTGCGGTCCTTTCCCGCGCGTAGCGATACGACTACGAACTTCTTGTCGCGGTACATGGCGCTAAGCTTCGTGATGGCCTCGGAGAGTTTCGCCTGACAGTTCACGGAGATTTTGTCAGCCATGGGTGGCCACCTTGTTCGGCATTCCGTTGATCAGCTCGCCGAGTTGCTGTGTCAGTCGCTCGTTCTCGGCCAGCAACTCAAGCGCCACCTCTTCCACGGTTTTCTCCCCGAGGAATTCCTGCAGCGCCTCAGTGTTGCGCTTCCAGTCTGCGCAGTCGGCACGGTATGACGCAGCTTCGGCCCACAGCAGCTTCTGGAGTTTTTGTTTGTCGATGCTCATTGAGCCGCACTCCTTGCTTGCAATTGTTCGGCCTGTTGAATGAGCAGAGCTCGGCGATCCGCCAGCTCATTGGCTGCCAGAATTCGCAGTTCTGTTTTCTCCTCAGCCGACGCTTGGCGCATGGCGAGCATCGAATCCTTCACCGCGGCGAGCCTCTCGCGCAGTTTTGGCGAAGGCCGCGCAACCTCACCGGTGAGCAGAGCGACGACAGCCCGACCGTCTTCTGTGACCGGCACGACACTCAAGTCGGCTAGGTACTGCTGAGCGCGCTCCTGAGGGATTCGCTGCATCTGCACGGCTTTGGTGATCGCCTGTGTGCGGCGGTTGGCGTCGAAGCCGACAGACACGTGCCAATTGACGTCTTTGTTGTCTTCCCGAGCCTGTCCGACCAGACGCTCGTAAGCGCTGTTGAACGCCATGCGCGCACCGACCTTGTCGCCGGCGTCGAGGACAGGTTTCGCGGCTGCCAGCGCGAGCTGAATCTCGTCCGTCAGCACCACGGTTTCAAACTCGTCATTTGTGGTCATGGCGATGGCCCAAGCCTCGTCCTTGCCCGGCCGGCCGTCAGCAATCTGAACGCGCTGAAGAATGTCAGCCATTGCCAACTTGCCCTTCACCTCAAAGCGGCAAGCCTTCAGTGCGGTTTTCACCACCGGTACTGGGTAAGCGCAGAGGTCTTCGGCCATGATCGCCGCAGTGCCTGGATTCATTTCCTGACCCATGGCCTCGGCGGTGGCGCAGATCGCTGCAGCGAGCCCGGCAACCTGCTGATCGTTCATTTCAAAGGTACTCATTGCGCTCTCCCGCTTGGCGCTTGGCCAAGACCATTTGCGCGGCCTGCTCGGCGGCGGAGACGTTCGCCTCGGTGCGCTCCATCTGGCGGGCAGTTGTCCCGTTGATGCGCTGACCGGTCACCCACTGCGTGTGGTAACTCTCGGCGTTGGCCAGTAGTTCGTTGAGGCTGTGGCACTTGCGCAGAACGGCGGCATCGCTGGTTTTCAGGAAGTGAGCTGCGACGTGATGAGCGACATCGGCACCGAGGCGGTCGACCAGTTGTCCAAGCTGGCCACCGACCTTGGCGTTCCACACCGGCCAAGTGCTGTAGCGCTTGCGGTAGGCCATGGCGTAGTTCGCCCAGACCTTGAAGGTTTTGCAGGACTGGTCTTTTGGACC